TATACATGATTTTTCCTTATGCTATTGCTAAGAAGATGTAGGTTCCGCCGTTTGCGTTAATCGCGGCTGGCGCGGTGCTGCTAATCTCAAATCCGGCGCTGTAAGTATCAACGTAGTCGGTGTTGGTGACTTCTGCGGCGGTACTGTTCAAGAGCAGGTAGGGGTCGTTACCGGCCACAATCCCTCGAGCCGAATCCCATACATACCAGTCGCCAGTAGAGTCTGTACGCTTAATCAGAACAAACCTTGCGCCACCAGTAAAGCCGCAGTTGACCTGTAATGTTGTTCCGGTGCCTGTGTATGAACCTACCTTGCTGACTCCGGAACAGGAGGCAAATAAATAGGTAATATAGTTAATGCCGCTTTCGCTCAGTCCTATAAAAGTTTGAGTAGCATCAAATGTGCTTGATGTCACAGAATATATTGGCACACCTGCGTTTGATGAAGCGGCCGTAGAATTCAACATCAAATAACTTTGGTTTGGAATCGCTGCCGCACCAACTATCCAACTTTGGGAATCATTTCTTCGCTTTGTGATTATTAACTCAGGCGCAACACCTAAATTATGGGACTGAGTAGTTGCAGATCCTGTTCCCGTATAGCAGACAACATCAAAGAACCCAGGCGCACGGGTTAAGGGGTAATTAACATAGGTTGAACCACTGTAATTTAGGTATCCGTCAATGAAGTCGGCTCCTGCTTGGTAGCCATCGTTTAACCATCCCTTCAGGGTATACGTTGCACTTGTAGTTGTTTCAGCATTAGTATTTGACGACTGAAGCATTTGCGTCACACCACGCAATTTGTCCCAAAAACACATTCCGTAAGCGGCAGGAGAAGCAGTTCGTGGGAACGACATCAGCAAGTCTGGATTGGTGCTAGTAGAGACATTGGTTGGGTTTGTACCAGATCCTGTTCGTGCTATTGGATTAAACACGCTCGTCCCAGTTGTAGGCGTCTTCATCGGGCCACGGCGAATGGCGATGTAGATGTAGTTGTTATTAGCGACACCTTGGTTCCCGTTAAAAAACCCAGTTGCTGTTGGGAAAGGCGTAAAACCTACGCCGCCGGACATACTATCTTCAGCAGCCGATGTATTTGCTACAAGCCGTTGAGCAATTGTCTGGCCCCAACCGCGCATATTGTCTAGAAGCGTCCAGTCCCCTGTCCCATCTGTTCTTTTCCACATTACCCACTGCGGCTCGTAACCAAGATTGACCGTAGCGCCGCCAGACCCATCAGTCATAAAACCCCCACAACTAATTACATTGTCGTTACCATCTTCACCAAACCCACCAGCGTCGTGAGCGAATAGGTAGGCAACGTAGGTGCCGTTGTTGAAATTCAAACTTAGATCATTGTCTGCAACAAATGTAGTACTTGTGGGGTTCCAATCATATGCTGTTGAGGTGTTTGCAGCGTTAGTAGAATCAAGTCTAATAAACCCATATCTCCCGGCATTTATTGACCTGTGAAATACTTGCCACACCTCGGCGGTGTCATACCTTTTAACTATGATGCATCCGGGAACGCTTCCAAGATTGTGGGAAATAGTTCTGTCACCAGTACCGTCCCCAGTCCAAGTCACCACATCAAAGAACTTCTCTGCTTTGCGGAATGTCCAGGAGGCGTAGGTGTCTGAAGAAGATGCGTTGATATTCCCATCAGAACCAAAACTAAACCCGTTTGCATTAAACGCAGTTAGTCCGGTCAATTCTGTTGCTTCAGCCCCAGTGGTGTTTGTGGCTAATTTCTTCTGAACACCACGGGCTGTATCGTACAGTTGATGATTTGCGGGGCCGTTTGGGCCTGCTCTGTATTTGAACCATACCAACCCACCTTCACCCGACAGGTCTATACCGTTAGTAATGGTCTGTGTAGAACCGTTACCCGTATAAAGATAGGTGCTGAACACATCCTCAATATACAAGTTCTCTTCGCCGGAACCGGCGGCTGCCATGACTATGTCACGAACGGTCATTTAACATCCAGTCCTAATACGAAGCCATTCCAGGTTGTCCCGGCATCATGGGTATAAAACGCCAGCACATCTTTGCCAGCAGCCGTCAATGTCGGTGGGGTGCCAGCAGGCCAATCCACACCAGAGAACCAGTTTACCGTAGCCGATCCACCATTTGTCAGCTCAAGAATAAACGCTGAAACATCACCACTTGTTGCCACGTTGGACACCGTTAACGTCGTCGTTCCGGAGATGGTCTTGGTAAAATAGTTTCCGGTTGACAAGTCAATGTCTGACGCCGCCATCGCTGTCTTCATCTCCTTTGTGCCCTTGAGCACCGGAGTAATCAAGTCGCCTACAAAAGTAGCATTCTGGCTGGTATCCAACGTCAGGGCTGTCGTAGATCCGTTGGTCTTAAATACCAAAGCGCCGGTCGTGTCGCCGGCGTTAACTAACGCGGTGCCTGTGGTGGTGCCTGCTGAAATCGAACTCATCTGTTGCTCCTTAAATTACGACCCAGCGCTGGCCGCTAGTCACCGTTACCGTTACACCACTGGCCACCGTGACTGGACCGACAGAGAAACCGTTCACGCCTGAAGGGAACGTGTAACTCTCAGACGCCGTCGTTTCGTTAATTACGATCGCCCCGCCTGCCTGTGCGCCACCGCCACCAACAGCAACAACGTTTCCGCCCGCATCTTTGGTATAGATCAGCCGGTCGGTGACGTTGATTGCGGCCTCACCAACCAGGAGGTTGGCAGCCGAAGGTACAGCGCCGGTGACCGTGCTGTGATAAAGTTGGATTGGGGTATAGCCAGCTTGTGCCATTTTGTTATCCTTCGTAGTACTTCATGTTTTCTTGGAGCCGCTTATCATTCGGGCTCATTTCTAAAGCAATCTTTCCGTGTTCTCTTGCCTCTTCCATCAAACCTAACCGGTAGGCTGCAATCGCCAAATAATCGTGCACATAAAAATTCCAAGCATTCGGGTTGGCTGTGTGCTGCGCGTTCTTTTGCGTTATTGTTAACGCCGTTTTTGCGGCACCATAACTCTCTGACCACAACGCTTTTCTGTAACACGCAAACGACAACTCGTACCAATTCTCACGCACACCTGGCTCTTCCGCGCACGCAAGCCTAAACCACTTCATTCCATCCCTGCCAGCCTGCTCAAGCGCCGTGCCAATCATTCTCATGGCGTGGCTTCTTTCTAGCGGCCACTGCGCACCCGGCATATCCAAGTAGCGCTTTAACTGCTCCGCCGATTTGTCCCACTGTCCCGCAAAACTTAATTCACGTCCATAGTAATATGCACTTCGGTGGCAATGCGGATCTTCTTTTACCGCCATCGCCAAGATGTCAAGGTACTGCCCTCTTGACTTTGTTGGATCTGGCGCGTGTCGCATTACCACAGCGTTGATTAGCCCAACCTTATCCTCAGATCTTGGATCTGGAGTGATGTACTCGTGGCAAGGATACTTCCAGTGATACCCGTGTCTTGCATGAATCCTGGTCGGGTAAAACAGCATGCCGTTGCCGGGATCAAAACCGCAACTTACTCGAGTGCAGCCTTTTTCAAAAATCTCTTCAATAGTTTTACGCCAGCCCGGTTCAAGCAGCTCATCAAGGTCCAAAGAAACGCACACATCAACGTCTTTTGGTACCAAGGCTAATGCCGCATCTCTAGCCCTATCAAACCGCCAGGGGGAGATTGTAATCTCATGGACAATCGCCCCACACTCTCTAGCAATCTCGACTGTTCTATCTTCAGAACCGGTATCCGCTATTATAATCAGATCTGCATCTTTAGCGGTTTCACAAAATCGTTTTACGTGTTTCTCTTCATTTTTACTAATTGCATATACCGCAATTTTCATTTATGAGAACGTGCCTCCGTTAATATTTTGATTTGTCCAATATGTACCATTGTAAGTCAATACCTGACCTGCTGTTACTCCTGTTGTGTACACATTGTGTAACTCGTCTATCTCATACCCGTTGTCAACCTTCATCCAAACGGATCCAACGTTATTGTCTACCCGCTCAACATACCCAAGCGTGACAAGATGGTTTGGCGCTGTTGGAGCAATTTGAGTATATGCTCCTGCAGTTACCGGAGACAAGTAGATTGGCAGGCCTGCAGTAAGTCCAGTAGTGTTTAATTTCGACACCAGGCCCATGGCGGTGATAAAACCTTCTGCTCCCGCCGCAATGTTTTCTGTGGCCATGCCGACAGTTGTGACGGATGTAGGATCGCCCGTGGCCAGAGCGCGCTTAACCGACATGCGGTTTCCTTGCGCGCCGTAAATGTAAACAATCTCACCTTTGTTTAGCTGAGTTGCCTCATCGTTGTAAACCCGAACGACCAGCTCTTGGCCAATTTTTAGGTTTACATTGCCGCCTTTTAGACCAAACTCAAGGGTGCCGTTTCCGTCATCCCACTGAACAAGTCCTGGAAGTTGCGTTACGCCTGTCGCGCCAGTAGCAAACTGAATATATACCGGCGTGCTTAGTGACGTGACACCGGTTACGTCCCCAGAGGGCATGGCTCCCGTGGCACCTGTCGCACCCGTGGGGCCTGTGGGGCCTGTGGCTCCCGTATCGCCCGTAGCCCCGGTGGCTCCCGTGTCGCCCGTAGCCCCCGTGGCTCCCGTAGCCCCCGTAGCCCCGGTGGCTCCCGTGGGGCCTGTGGCTCCGGTATCGCCCTGAACGTTAGCATTAATGGTCGTTACAATATAAGAAATAGTTCCGTTTCTGTAATACGACGTGAACGTTGGGTTGGCACTGGCTGATTGCGCGTATAGCGTTACTCGAATGCGGCTAGATGTGCTTGCAAGCGTTGTTACCGGAACGTAAACGGAAAAGTCAAACAGTGACGATACTGAAGTGTTAACGTTTGTTCCAGAAGCATAACTTCCGCTTGCTAAAGTCTGCAGCACCGTTGTGCCGTCAGCGGCCACCTCTTGAATTTCAGACCAAAATCTTACGTCCGTTGCTCCACTTCGGCTTGCGTATAACCAAACGTTCCAGTTACCGCCAATAACTGCTGTAACGTTCGGAGCATTTATTGCAGTTACAAACGAACCTACTTGTGTGGGTGTAGATGAGTTTGTTGTCGTTGTAACGGTTGTTTGAGTGCCGGTATTTGGTATGTATACCAGATCTCCTGAAATGGGGCTTGCTCCGCCGGCGGTGTCTAAATACAAAACCAGGCCGGAACTAATACCGTTAGCTCCGGTAGCCCCTGTGGCCCCCGTAGCGCCCGTATTTCCGGTTGCGCCGGTAGCCCCTGTATCCCCGGTAGCCCCTGTGGCTCCGGTGTCTCCTGTGGCCCCTGTAGCGCCCGTAGCGCCGGTATCTCCTGTAGGTCCTGTTGGGCCTGTGTCCCCGGTGGCTCCCGTCCCCGCGGGTCCTGTGGCTCCGGTATCGCCTGTGGGGCCTGTGTCCCCTGTAGGACCTGTGTCCCCTGTGGCTCCGGTATCGCCTGTGGGGCCCGTGTTCCCTGTGGCTCCGGTATCACCTGTGGGGCCTGTAGCTCCGGTATCGCCCGTGGCCCCCGTGGGGCCCGTGTCCCCTGTGGCCCCCGTGGCACCTGTAGCGCCTACAGCCCCTGTGGCTCCTGTGGCCCCCGTTCCGCCGACAGCCCCCGTGGCTCCCGTAGCCCCAGTATTTCCGGTGCTTCCCGTAGCCCCCGTGGCCCCTGTATTTCCTACAGCCCCCGTGGGGCCGATTGGGCCTGTGGGTCCGGTTGGGCCACCAAGGTTAGAAATGCTTTGGAGTTGGACCTGCTTGGTGACGCCGTTTTGAACAACAACAGTCGTCTCGTTCCCTGTTAGGGGACCGGCTACCTGCAGTTGCGTTATGGAACGATCGGCCATTATTCTTCTCTTTAATATTCGATGTCGCCGGACTCACCAGCGTT